GGACCGCGACCCCCTCCTCACACGCGATGCGATACCGCTCGTACGCTTCCATTGTCGCGGCGTTGTGCGCCGCGATTGTGGCGGCAATCGCGGGCCGCGCCAACTCAATCATCTTCATCTGGAGTGAATTCCAGCGGTCCCCCCAATAAAAATACTGGCCTCCATGCCCATGGCCATAGTAGCTATCCCCCATGTCCGCAAACGTATGCGGCGCGCGGCGCTCCTTCGCCGCCGCCGACAACTCGGCGGCGTACGCCGCCTCAACCACACCCGCCAGACACGGCCGTACCAACTCGGCCAACTCACGGCTGTACAGGCCGCCGCCCGACACGTGCAGCCAGTAGCCTTCCTTGGCCCCTTCCATCACCGGTTGCGCCTTCTTCAACAACGCCGTCAGCCGAGACGCAATCGCGCAAAATTCTTTCTCCGTCATGGTCAATCCCCCAATGTTGGGGCGCCACAAAATGAGACGCCCAAAAAAAGTGACCCCGGACCATCCAGTACAGCCCGGCACGTCGGATAGCCCCCTCATGGTGGGGGGGCCGTCCGTCAAGCCGCAGCACTACACCCCCTCCACCGCACACATCTCACGCCATCGACTCACACTCACCGACGTGACCACCTTCCCCGTCAACGGCACCTCAACGGGCCGCTCAACCAATACGTCATTCTTCCAACAACCTTCATCGCAATAAACCATGCCGTTCGGACACTCAAACGCCCGCATCCCATCCCCCAAAACACGATCACACAACACACACTCGCACGACTCACGCGGCCACACCACACGAAACCACCCCATAACAAATCCCCCTCGAAAATAAGAGAATCCACAACTTCGCGGCTCGCCCCAGTGTGAGCCGCGAACACCCAACATTGGCAACCACCACGCCAACAACACGCCAAACCCCAAAACCACTACCGCCTGTCCCCGCTTGAGTAGGCCCGGCGACGCGAAGGTGCGTCGCCGCGTCCTGTACCTATGGCAGCGCCTCACGCTGGGTTGCGGTTTTTTCCGCCACACTTTTTGAAACGCGCGTCAAGTCGTTCGTTTTGAACAACCTTCCGGTTTTTTCCGCCACACTTTTTGAAACGCGCGTCAAGTCGTTCGTTTTGAACAACCTTCGCGGCTCTTGGTTTTTTGACCAGACCCTGGGGGTGGGTGAGCCGGGAACCAGGAAAGCTTATCCCTTCCGTGTGTAGGGGAGGGGTGGTGGTGTGGATTGGTGGTGGTGGTGGGAGGAGGTGAGGGAGATATTGTGTTGAGGTGGTGACCTTTTCCCGACACCCCCCCTACCCCCCCTAGGGGTTTTTCCTAGGGGGTTGTGGGTGGTGAAGCTCAGGCTCCAGTCGCGTAGGCAGTGACAACATGGTGTGCCGTTGCGATGGTATTTCTCGTTCCCAGCGGTTTATTTCTGGCTGGCAACCTGAGGGCCGTATTTTTTCGTCGTGTCGCCGCGACGGAAAACGTCCTGATCGTTCCGGGTCAGGTCGGGTGGTAGCCGGTGGTTTTCTGGCACCGTGGGTTGACGGGGGATAATTTTGTTCTAAAGTGTGATTGCACTTTAGGTGAGCGGGTTAGGGTAATAACCTGCTTTCATTTCTACCGAGTGACGGTTGGGTTGACGATCCCTTCCGGGTCCAATATTGGACCCGGAAGGTGATTGTGGGGTGTGAAATGCGTGTAAAACAAGTTGAAAATGAAGATTTTGGGGATTCAAAAAAATCCGAAGATTTTGGTAAGAAAAAGCTGGGTGCGCCGGAGGGGGCGCGTCTTTTTTATGTGAAGGCGCCGAAGTTGTTGTTGGACATGCGTCATGTGTATGAGCGTCCGGCGGGTGAGGACGTAACGGAGTCGCAGCGTCGGATGCGGAGGTATATGGAGGAGGATTTTGGGAAATTTTTGGCGGATTTGCGTCAAGCGGAGTTGGCGTTTAAGCGGATGAAGGAGGCGGATCGGAGGGGGAGGAAGGAGAAGGGTACGGAGGAGCCGAGTCGTGCGTCGGCGGTGTTGGTGTCGGGGAGTAACGAGGAGAAGTTGGAGCAACTGATGGAGGAGTTATGGTTGAAGTGGAAGCAGCACAAGAATGGTGTCGTCACTGCGAGGCTGGGAAGGTGAAGCGGCCGAGGGGTTTGTGTTCGTGTTGTTATTATTCTCCGGGGGTGAGGGGGAAGTATTTGTCGGTGAGCAAATATGGTCGGCGTGGTTGTGGGGGTGGGAATAAGTTGGGGGTGTTGGCGGGGGAGGCGACGGGTGCGGGGCCGGGATCGTTGGAGAAGATTCGGGTGATGCAGGGGCGTGCGATGCGGGGGGAGAGTTTATTTCATCCGGATGACAGTCGTGTTCCGGCTCCGGAGAATGGTTCGTTTTGTTGTTTTGCGGTGAGGAAAGGGTGTGGGATACGGTATGACGATTGGAACGATTGGGGAGAGGGGGAGGGGTTGAATGATGGATCGTGTTCCGGTGGAGCGGGTGGAGAATCTTCAGTTTCGGAGGTGGTTGCTGAAGTTTTCTCGGAAGAATCCGAGGATGCGTCCGGTGGTTCGGGCGATGTGTGCGCGGTCGTTTAGTTTTTTTGTGAATTCGTTTGGTTGGCAGTATAACCCGCAGGTTCGTGGGGAGACGGTGGGTCCGTTTGTGTTGTGGGATTTTCAGCGTGGTGCGGCGGATGAGATCATGGGAGCGATTGAGGGGGGGACCAATATTTGGGTGGAGAAGAGTCGGGAGTTGGGGGTGTCGTGGCTGGTGTTGTTCATCTTTTTGCATCGGTGGTTGTTTCGGCCGTTTGAGAAATTTCTGTTGATGTCTCGGGACAAGGATTCGGTGGATAAGGGGGGTGATCCGGATTCGTTGTTTTGGAAGTTGGACTTCATTTTGGGCCATCTTCCTGACTGGTTGTTGCCCGAGGATTGGTCGAACAAGTGCCGCACGTCGATGAGCATGGTTAATCCGGAGAATGGTTCGGTAATTACGGGCGAGGCGAGTACGGGGAAGGCGGGTATTGGGGGTCGCGCGACGGCGATTCTTTTGGATGAGTTTTCGCAGATTCGGGATGATTATGAGGTGTTGGCGCGGACGGCGAACACGAGTGATTGCCGTATTTTTGTGGCGACTCACAAGGGGACGGGGACGGCATTTTTTGATGCGATTCATGGGAATTTGTCGAAGATGTTGAAGCCGAAGGTGATTCGGCTGCATTGGACAATGCACCCGGAGAAGCGTCGGGGTTTGTACCGGTGGGATTTGGGTAACAAGCGTGTACAGGTGATTGACACGTCGTATGAGTGGCCTGCGGATTATGATTTTGTGCGGACGGGGGCGCCGGCGGGTGGTTTTGCGCCGGGGGTGAGGAGTCCGTGGTATGACAAGAAGGCGCCTGAGTTGGGGAGTGCCCATCAGGTCGGGATGGATTTGGACATTGATCCGCAAGGTTCGGCGAGCCAGTTTTTTGACCAGCCGACGGTGCAGGGGTTGAAGCAGACGTATGTGATGGAACCGGTGTGGGTTGGCGACCTGGACCATGATCGGTCGCAGGGTGTGCCGCTGGGGTTGAGCGAGGGTGCGGGTTCGTTGCGGTTGTGGGTGCGGCCAGATATACGCGGGAAGTTGCCGCCGTCGGAGTACCGGGTTGGGGTGGATAACGCGACGGGTAGCGGTGCAACTCCGACGTGTTTTGGCATTTTTGACGCGGTACGGGGCGAGAAGATTGGCGAGTACGCCAATCCGTGGATTGTCCCGGAAGACGCGGCCTTGTACTGTGTGGCGTTGTGTCGATTCTTGGAGAATCATGCGGGGATGCCTGCCATGTTGGTGTGGGAAATGGCGGGTCCGGGGTTGCTGTTTGGTCAACGGGTGTGCGATTTGCAATTCACGAACGTTTACTATCGAGAGGAGGAGTTTAACGGGGGGCGCCGGCGGCGAACGGACAGGGCGGGCTGGTCGCCACAGCGGGGGCCGAAACGATTGTTGCTGGAGGAATATCGAAGTGCGTTGTATGCGCGGAAATTCGTGAACCGGTCGAAGGAGGCGTTGGACGAGTGTTTGAAATTCGTGTACACTCCCAGGGGCGACCCGGTGTATGAAGGATCGTTGGGGGACGAAATTGCTGATCCGAGTGGCGCGGGGGACAACCACGGGGACCGGGTGATTGCGGACGCGCTGTCTTGGATGATTGCGCGGGATTTTGTGAGCCGCATGGTGGTTGACAAGCCAGCTGAGCCGCTGTTTGGGTCGATGGCGTGGCGGCGCCAGTATGCGGATGGGTTGAAACAAGCAAGCCAGAATCAGTGGTTGTAACCTTGGTCGGATGAAATATGGCAGCGACTCGCCGAACCCAACGTTGGTCGCTTCCGGTTCCGCCTACGGAGCCGAAGCCGCGTCGGAAATTCAAGGATGCTGGTCGGGGCGAGTTGGACCTTGAAGCCCTTCAGCAAGCCGTTTGTGATTGTCGTTATTTGCTGGAGCCGTATCGCGTAAATCGCAAGGCGTTTGTTGCGCAGTACGCCGGGGACGTGTGGTCGTCGTCAGGCGCGACGGCGCCGGTTTATGTGAATGAGATTGCGCTGTACGTCCAGATCATTTCTCAGAAGCTCATCTCGAAGAATCCGCGCGTCATGCTTTCGACGTTTGAGCGCGAGCATAAGCCGACGGTATCCGCGATGGAATCGTGGGTCAACGAGGCAGTGGAGCAGATTGCGTTGTCGGACACGCTGGCCGAGGCGGTTGTCGATGCGATCTTCTCGCTTGGGGTTGTGAAGGTAGGTTTGGCGGCGCCGACGGATGCGATGGTTTCGGGGTATACAACGCCAGCCGGTCGGCCGTTTGCGCTCAAGGTGGACCTCGACGATTTCGTGGTTGACATGTATGCGCGGAACTTCCGCGAGGTCGATTTCATTGGGCATCGGTGCCGTGTGCCTTTTGAGGCGGTCAAGGATTCAAAGTTGTTTGACAAGAAGGCGGTCAAGGATTTGAAGCCGACGACGCGGCGAATCTATAACGAGTCCGGCGATGAGCGCATCGGCGAACTTGGTCGGCAGTTGCAGTACAAGGATGAGTTCGATGATAAGGTCGATTTGTGGGAATTGTACCTGCCGCGCCGCAAGCAGATTGTCACGATGATGAGTGACGAGGGCGGCCAACCGTCTGGCGAGGAACCGCTGGATGTACGGGAGTGGTTGGGGCCGGAGTGTGGTCCGTATCACATGTTGGGTCTGGCTCCTGTACCGGGGAACTTGTACCCGCTCAGTCCGGTGATGAATCTCTATCGGATGCACATGCTGATTAACAACATTTGGCGGAAGCTGGCCGCTCAAGCGGAGCGGCAGAAAGACATCACGTTCGTGTACGGGAAGGAAGACCAGGACGGCAAGCGAACGGTGGAGGCGAATGACGGCGATGTTGTTCGGGTTGAAAATCCGGAAGGGATCAAGCCTGTTTCGTTTGGCGGTCCGAACCCGGCGCTGTTTCAGTTTGGGGAAGCCAGTTATGGCCGATTCAGTGCCATCGCGGGCAATCTTGAGTCGCTGGGCGGCTTGTCGCCTCAGTCGAAGACGGCCAAGCAAGACGAGATGTTGGCGGCGTCTTCGGGCGCGATGATCGCGGCGATGCAAGAAACGACGTTGAAGCATGTGACGAGCGTTGTTCGGGCGCTGTGTTGGTATTGGCATCACGATCCGTACAAGGTGATGCAGACGACGTTTTCATTTCCGGGGTTGCCGGAAATGCAGTTGGGTCGAAAGACGACACCGCAAGACAGAATGAAGGTGCCGTTCAATGCGATTCGGTTGAAAATCGACCCGTACTCGCTGGTACATCAAACACCGCAACAGCGATTGTCGGCGCTGAATGCCGTGGTTCAGCAAACCATTCTGCCGATGCTGCCGATCCTTCAGCAGCAAGGTATGACGTTTGACATCAACAGCTATCTTCAGAAGGTGGCGAAGTACCTTGACTTGCCGGACCTGCCCGAGATTGTTACGATTGGAGCGGCCCCGCAGCAGGAGCAAGCGGGTTCAAGCGCTCCTCGGGAACCCAATATTGGCATGTTAAAGCCGGGGATGACTGAACGGCGGTACGTCCGGGAGAACCGTTCGGAGAGGACGGAGGCCGGAAACCGGATGTTGCGGGAAAATGCGTTGTTGGGGATCAATTCCGGCGGCGCTCGCCGCCAAGAAGGGGTGATGCGATGAAACTGGCCATTAAGTATAAGAGAAAAGCGTTGCCAAATGGCAAGATGAAGGAGGTGGAACAGTACTTCATTGATGGTCGTCGAGTCGGGAAGCGCGAGTATAAAAAAGCTGCGCGGGCACTGAAAAAGTTGGTCGATCAGGTTAAACTTGAGAAATCATGTTTTGCACGAAAAGGGCGAGGATGGCCGTTGGTTTCGGATGCGATGGGTGTGCATCCGAAGCAGATCGCTGAAGCGATTGCTCATGGTAAAAAAATTGGTGCGCCACCGACCGAATACACTCCAAAAGGCCAGCCAATTTTTACGAGTCAGGCACATCGCAAGGAATTTTGTGAAAGGCACGGATTTTATGACCGCAATGGCGGGTATGGTGATCCGCAAGCGAGGAACAAATGAGTCGTGAGTTCACTATCAATGCGTCGATCTCGTTCCTCTCGTCGGAGTTGACTGACCCCATCGTGGCTCAGATCGTGAATCTGATCGCGGACATCTCCTCGGGCGGGAAGTCAACTTGCGACATCATCTCCGTGGCGATCGCAGAGACGGCGATTCCCTTGGGTCAGGTGACGAGTCCGGGTTGGTTCTTCGCCAAGAACCTTGATTCGACAAACTTCTTGCACATTCGAGTGGGTACGGCAGGCTCCGCGTTCTGCAAGTTGAAGCCGGGCGAGGTCTGCCTGTTGCGGCTCGGGGCGAACGTGACGGCGCCGTATGCGATTGCGGACACGGCGGCGTGTCGGCTTCAGTATTACCTCTGGGACAACTGATGCCAACGTTGGGTTCTTCGGGGTGAATTTACCAGAATAGCCTTGCAGGAAAATCCGACAGTCTCTACAGTCGAAATCAAGGGGAGTAAAAAACCATGCCAGTTCCAGCAAAAAAAACCGGTCAAGCGGCACCTGTGGCTGACCAGTTGCGTCGCGCGATTGCGGAGTATGACATTGTTGACCCGGATGACTCGCAGGAGCCACCGGCGTCGGCGAGTGCGCCGGCTCTTTCGGCGCCAGCAACGGCCCCCCTTTCCGCTGCTCAGCAGCCGGCGCCGGTGGTGGAATCTCCTCCGGGCAAGGCCATTTCACAGGCTCTTGTCCGGGAAGCAAGGATAATGGGCTTGACCCGCGAGGACATTGCGGAGTTCACTACGGATCGGCAATTGGAAGTTTTTCTTGACCGTTTGACTGCCGAACGTTCAGAGGGTCGAATTCGTTCCGCATCCTCTGCTGTTAATCGTTTCCCGGAGGAGGGTCAGGCTGGTCAGATTGGCGAGGAGGCGATCAAGCTGGATTGGGGGACGCACACGGAAGAAGGGGTGACGAGAACTTACATAGATGGCGATATGCACCCGGCGATTGTGAAGGTGTTTCAGGACATGGTTCGTTCCAATCGTGAGTTGCAAAAGCGCATTGAGCAGTTGGAAAACAACGTTCGGAATCAAGCCAATCGTGAGACGAGCAACCGCATTGATCGGGCCTTTGCGAGACTTGCGGAATCGCATGGTGATTTGTTGGGTGTTGGCAACCTGGACGAGCTTGACCATGATGGTGACGAGGTCAAGCGCCGCAAGGCTGTTTTGAACATGGCCGATCAGATGGCGAAGACCGATCAAATGTTCCAGCGCCGTCCGAGAACGCTGGAAGAATATGTTGAATCTGCGACGAAGGCGTTGTTTCCTCCCGATCAGGTTGTTCGTCGCGGCCCAAGACAGCAAGCCAATGTTGGGTTGGAATCGAGTGAATTGGAGAGTCGTCGTCAGCAGTGGGACAACGGGGGAGTTCGGCAGCCGACGAACCGCGAGCCGGTTGAGGAACCGCATGGCCGAGAGCGAGCCACG